TGAATCACACATTACTGGGGAGCGTAGACAAAAACTACTTGATTTTTACAACAAATATCAAGAACGTGTAATGTTAATGCCTGCTGCTCATAAAAAAGAATATCATAATGCCTTCCCTGGAGGATATGTTGAGCATGTAAATCGTGTAGTTCGTTGTGCTTTAAAACAAATGGATCTTTGGGCTGAGGAAGGAGCAGATATGACTACATTTACTAAAGAAGAACTTGTATTCTCTGCTATCAACCATGATTTAGGTAAAATGGGAGATGAAAATGAAGAATCATATATCCCCCAGACTGATAAATGGAGAAAAGAAAAACTAGGTGAAGACTATATGTTTAACACTAAAGTACCATTTGCCTCAGTCCCAGATAGAGGTTTATACCTCCTCCAATCTCATGGTATTCAGTATACCTTTAATGAGATGTTAGCAATCCAAACACACGATGGGTTATATGATGAGGCAAATAAAAAATATTTGTTTGCATTCATGCCAGAACAAAAACCACGTACCTCACTACCATTTATCCTACACCAGGCGGACTTAATGGCGGCACGTATTGAATTTGAACGTGAATGGTTACCTAAATTAAAAGGTAGCGTGGAGGAGCAAAAAAATAATTTTACATTATCGAACAATAAGACTCAATCTAACACAAAAGGTAAAGCCCTAGGTTCTATTAAAAGTGAAGGATTAAAAAATATGTTAGATAATTTATGATAACAGCAGTTATAATATTGTCGGTTTTGGTCGTAGTCTTAGGATTTACGACCTTTAACCTTTTACGCAAAAATGAAAAAGCCGAAGATCTAGTTATAAGATATGAACAACATATTCAAAACCTAGATGAGGTTATTCAATTTATCGTTAAAAGGGTAGATGAAATCGATCAAAAAGGTTCTTTTAAAAGTGATGATGAAGTAGGTTTTTTCTTTCAAAGGTTAAAAATGTTAAACGAATTATTAAGGAACTTTAAAATCTAAATGGCCCCTAAAAGAAAGAAAAAATCAAAAAACTATTTTACTCAGGATACCGAAAATGCTATTGTAAGATATAATAATGAATCTGATCCCGAGGTTCGCTCTAAAATATATGAGCGAGAAATTCACTATGCTTTTTTTAAGCTAACCGAGAATATTATTCATACCTTTAAATTTTACTATACAGAGGTAGATGATATTGAACATTTACAACACGAGGTAATTACCTTCCTTCTTTCTAAGATTCATTTATTTGATCCCAGTAAAGGAGCTAAAGCATATTCCTATTTTGGTACTATTGCTAAACGTTATCTTATAGCATCTAATCAAAAAAATTATAAAAAACGTGTAGACAAAGCCCCTACTTCGGTACTTGAAGAAGATGAAAAGTTTTCTTATTCTCTATCAGATGATCCTGTAGAAGATGGTCTTTCGTTTTTTATTGATGAGTTTACTAAATATTGTACCCGTCATATTTTTAATATTTTTCCAAAACAACATGATGCTGAGGTAGCAGATGCTATTTTAGAATTATTTAGAAAACGAGAAGATATAGATGTGTTTAATAAAAAAGCTCTTTATATCTACATTCGTGAACAAGTAGATGTAAAAACTCCTAAAATTACTAAAATAGCTAATAAATTATATGATATTTTTAAAGATAATTATATTTTTTATTTAAATAATGGTTATGTAGATTTTCCAACTCCATAAACTTCTTATATTTATAATAAATAAAAACATATAAATATGAGTCAGTTTGATAAAATAGTCTTTAAAGATAAAAAGTTTTCTGACCTGTTAGAGGAGATTTACCAAAATCAAAAGAAAAAAGATGCCCAAGTAACAGCACTTATTCAGGAATTGAAACCAATGATTTCCGATATAGGTGATGCTACTCTTATTGTTCCATTAATTAAAGAGTATATGGAAATGGGAATCAAGAACGATGATCTTTTAATTAAAATGGCTACTTTAGCCCAACGTTCCCTCCAAAACGAAGGTTCAGAAGATAATTTAGGCATTTCTGAGGAAGAAAAACAACAACTTTTAGACGAAATTAATAAGTTAAACAAAAAATAATGGCTTATCAATACGGTTTTTCTCAGCTATTTAACATCCAAGGAGATAAAACAAGCAGTAATGACGTTTTAACAAACGTTTTTATTCCTGCTAGAGTAAGTTATGTAGTTTTAGATAATTCGGATGAAGAACTTTATAACCTAGCAGGTCAGGAAAATGGTATAGGTTCAGCTTTTATTAAAAATTTAAGCTTATCTATAGATGAAAGAAAAGTATTTGCTAGACCTTTATTTCCAAATGTTAAAAACTATCCTTTAAAAAATGAAATTATATATGTAATAGCCTTACCATCACCTAATGCTCAAAATTTATTAAGTGACATACAGCTTTACTATATTAACCCTATTAATATTTGGAACCACCCCCACCATAATGCTTTACCTTTTTCGGGGGGAGATGCATCATTACCACCTTCCCAACAAAAAGATTATCAACAAGTTGAAGCTGGTAGTGTAAGAAGGGTAACAGATAATTCAACTGAAATAAATTTAGGGAATACCTTTAAAGAAAGATCTAATATCCATCCCTTAACATCTTTTGAAGGAGATATAATTTATGAAGGTAGATGGGGTAATAGTATTAGATTTGGGTCAACAGTTTCAGGATCCTCTAATAATTGGTCTAATTCTGGGACTAATGGAGATCCTATTACTATTATTAGAAATGGTCAACCCCAAGATGCTTCACAAGAAGGGTGGATTCATATTACTGAAAATGTAAATAAAGATTTATCATCTATTTACCTTACTAGTAATCAAACTATTCCAATTTCATCATCAGCTGTAGATAATAACCAATATTATGGTTATCCTGAAGGTGGGAAACCCACAACTATTTCAACATACTCAGGTAACCAGATAATTATGAATTCTGGTAGATTAACATTTAATACTACAAGTGATCATTTGCTTTTATCTTCTCATAAAACTATTAATTTAAGTGCTACTGAACAAGTTATAATAGAGACTACAAATGATGTTGTTTTACAATCTGGGGGTGTTTATTTAGGGTCTAAAGATGCTACTGAACCCTTATTATTAGGTAATAGAACAGTTGATGAATTAGATTATTTACTAAAAGGTTTAAAAGGATTTGTTCAAATTTGTAAAAAACTACAAGTACCAAACGCTCCAGGAGCTTTAACTCCACTTAATACCGCGGCTAATGAATTAGATGGAGTTATTAATGATGTTCAAAGTAATTTAGAACTATTAAAATCTAAAAATAATTTTACTATATAATGCCTTTTACTCCTGAATTAAATACAACTTTACCTCTCAATACTGCTCTTTTAAGTAATGGGGTAACTTTTAGTTTGGAATCTACGGGTTTTGCCCAAAGAGGAATAGCTAGAGATGCTAGTGGAAATATTTTGTTTGAAGGTCCCGAAACTGCTTCTAGTACTTTTATCATATTTGATACCCTATATGCCGCTTTATATCCTTTTAGTAGCACCCAACCTACATCAGAGTGGAATGTTGTAGAGGAATTAGATGAGGTTATAGTAACCCCTAAACCTACTCTTAAAAAACAAAACGAAGAAAGACAACAAGAAGCCGCTGATGAAGAAGTTAAGATAGCTCAATCTCAAGTTAATACTGTAGATGCTGAAGCTATTGAAAATGCTACCCCAAAAACATTAAAAGCTTTTGGTATTGCTAAGTTGCCCCTGCTTTTATTAGTATTAGGAAATCAATTAAAAAATATAATTCAACCATCTTTAGAAAATATTCAAGAAACTTACTTAAAAGATATTTCACCACAAGATGCTTGTCCTGATCCTGCAATTTTACAAAGGGTAAAAGATTTAAGAAATAATATTGTAGATCAACTAAATAAAATAGGAAATCGTTTAGATATTATAACCAAAACCCTAACAGGACTTTCAGGATTTATAACATTTATAGAAATTACTGTAAAAGGTATTGATATTGCTAAAATTGCAGCTAAAATTGCAGCTATAGCTTTCCCACCACTAGCCGCTAGTTTACCTCCACTTTTAAATACTTTAAATGCTTCTAAACAATCTGCTCTTATAGATGGTAAAGGAGATAGTAGATTAACTAAACTTAATTCAATTGTTGGTGGAGCTGCTTTAGTAGCAGCCTTAATTGGGGGGTATATTAGAGTTATCATTGCTTTATTAAATTCTATAGATGCAATTTTAAATAAATGTTCTCCTGATGGGTTAACCCCTGTTTCTAAAACAATTCAAGATATAGCTATATTACAGGTTCAAGCAGAAAATACCCAAAACGGTACTACTTATAATGGTTTTATATTAGAAATAGAAGAAGTACCTTATACTGATACTGTAACTCGTAGAAGAGCAGTTGGAAAAAATTCTTATGGAATTATTTTAATCCAAACAGAACTATCATTTACAACCGATGACCAAACATTAATTAATGAACTTAAATTACTTATTGATAGAGACAATTTAAAAGCTTATTAAAAACCAATATTTATTAACATATGAAAACTACAGAATTAAAAAAATTAATTAAAGAGGCAGTGAGAGAAGCCATTCAGGAGGAATTAAAAGATATTCTTCTTGAAGCAGTTCGCTCACCCAAACCTACTATCTCAGCAGGTGCCCAAGTTGCGCCTGTAGTAGTAGAAAATACCCAACCTAAAATTTCAGCTGAAGATAAAAGAGCAGCATATGCCTCTATTTTAGAAGGTATGACTCCAAATCAAGGACAAATTAATATGACATCAGCTGATGTTAACACATTTGTTCCAAGAGCAATAGATCCAGCTAATGGATCTTTACCTGAGGGTAATGTTGGGTTAGACCAAATTATGGGTTTAATGAATGGTAAGTAATGCCTACAAATGTAAAATATATTAATCCTTTAGATTTACGGCCAAGAGTAGCTGTAGGGATTAATATTCCTTTTTCACAACCTAGTGCTATTACACCTAATTATACCACTCAAGAAGCAATAAAAAATAATATAATTAATTTTATATTAACTAATCAAAATGAAAGACTATATCGCCCCAATTTTGGAGGAGATTTAAGAAATAGAATGTTTAGTGTTCAAACTGAAGATGAAATGGAATCTCTTGGTGATGAGATTAAATTTTCACTAGAACAGGAATTTCCAACAATTAAAGTTAATGATATTTCTTTTAAACCTGATCAAAACGAAAATGGTATAAGTTTTTTTATTAATTACGTATTAGCAACAGGAACAACTGATTCCGTATCAATTACATTATAAAATGGCATCATTAAAAAGAGACATAAGATATTTAGGAAAAGATTTTAATGATTTTAGAAATAATCTAATTCAATATTCTCAAACCTATTTCCCAACTAGTTATAATGATTTTACTACTTCATCCCCAGGGATGATGTTAATGGAATTATCAGCTTATGTTGGTGATGTAATGTCATTTTATCTTGATAATCAATTTCAAGAAACTTTTTTACAATATGCTAGACAATCAAATAATATATTTGAATTAGCATATATGTTTAATTATAAACCTAAAGTAACAGGTGTAGCAACTGCCCCTATTGATTTTTATCAAGTTGTTCCTGCAAATGGAAACAATCCTGATTTTTCATATGCTTTATTTATTGAAGCTAATTCTACTATTTCTTCAACATCAAACACATCTATAAATTTTTTAGTAGAAGATTCAGTAAATTTTGCTGTATCTAGTTCAAGTGATCCTACAGAAGTTACAATATATGAAACCTCAGGTGTAAATCCTCAAAAATATCTTCTTAAAAAAACAAGAAATGGTATATCAGCTACAATAAATTCTACTGAATTTACATTTGGGGATTTTCAAGAATTTCCTACTGTTACTTTAACGAACAATAATATTATTGGTATTTTAGATATTACTGATAATAATGGTAATGAATGGTATGAAGTAGATTATCTAGCTCAAGATATGATATATGATTCAATTACTAACACTAATGTAAACGATCCTAACTATTCATCAGATAACGCGGATGTTCCTTATTTACTTAAATTAAAACAAGTTCAAAGAAGATTTGTATCTAGATTTACTTCTCCTACTACTCTTCAATTACAATTTGGATCCGGAAATCCTTCTGATACAGATGAAGAAATAGTTCCAAATACTAATAATGTAGGTTTAGGATTACCTTTTGAAAAAAATAAACTTACATCAGCTTATTCCCCTACTAATTTTATTTTTACAAATTCATATGGTATTGCTCCTGTTAATTTAACTTTAACGGTTAGATATTTAACAGGAGGAGGAACTTCTGCAAATGTTCCAAACAATGATTTAACAACTTTTTCAGGAACCGCAAGATTTTTAAATTCTAATCTTTCAGGAGCTCAACCTTATTTTAATTCTTTACAGGTAACAAATCCTGTAGCAGCCGATGGGGGTCAAGATGGAGATAGTTTACAGGAAATTAGACAAAATTCTTTAGCAAATTATGCTTCTCAACAAAGAAACGTAACAGCTGATGATTATTTAGTTAGAGCACTTTCTATGCCTCCCAAATATGGGGTTGTTGCTAAGGCATTTATAGAAAAGACTAAACTTCAAAACGTATTACCTGGTGAAATCCCATCTTCACTTGATTTATATGTTTTAAGCTATAATCAAAATACTCAACTTCAATCAACATCTGCAGCTTTAAAACGTAATTTAAATACCTATCTATCTCAATATAGAATTATAGGGGATTCAATTACTGTAAAAGATGCATTTATTATAAACATAGGAGTTAATTTTGATATAATTTCTCTCCCTGAATATAACAGTAATGATGTATTATCAAGATGTATATCTACACTCCAAGGGTATTTTGGTATTGATAATTGGCAAATTAATCAACCTATATTACTA